TATTCCGGGTCGAGCGTGTCTTGCAGCGGCTGAACGCGGGCCGGCTTGGCGTCTTGGTGGATCGCCTCGAAAGCAGCACGCCGCGAAACGTCGAGCGCTTGCGTCGCGGTTCCGAGCACTGCGCGTTCAGCCAGCAGGCCGGACAGTTGCACCATCGCGGCGTCAATGCGGTCGGCCTGTGCTTTCTGCTGCGGGGTCAAGAGGCTGTCGAGAAGGGCGCTCATGTCTGCTCCGGGTTGCTGGCTCTGCTGTGTGCTGAACCGATGACGCTATTGTGCCGATTGGACTAGCGCTGTCAAGCCCATTTGGACTAGTTGCGCAAAAGTTTTTTCAGGGGCTAACCCTTCCCCTAAATGGTTGCCCCCACATCGGTGTAGGACTTGTCCTATCCCCGTGTAAGACTTGCGAAAAGTTGACGCATTGGAGACAAATGGAAGCCACGCAATCCAGCTTGATCGTCCGCCTAGACCGCGGCGTCGCCATGTCTTTCATTGGCGCTGGCGTGGTGACGCGGGAGACCCTAGCCAGGCTCGGGGATCAAACCGCAGCGCGGCTAGGTCGAGTGCGCCCGTTGGCGTTTCTGGCCGACTTCAGGCGCCCGGTGCTGGCGCTGACAGTGGCGGGGCTAGACGCGTTTTTCGATGATGCCGATCCGGCCGTCCTGGCGCCTGCTGCGCTGGTGGTGTCGGAGGCTTACCTGCCCATGTTCAGGGCGCACGCGTGGAACGTGGCCCAGGGCGGGATTCTGCGCAAGGTGTTTACTGACTACGCGTGCGCTGAACGCTGGTGTCGGATGCGCGTGCAGGTTCATCAGCAGGCGCGAACTGCTCCATGATCGACTCGGCCCGGTCCCGGTCCCGCTGATCCGTGATGCCTGAGAAGATGGCCGCGACTCGCATGGCGCGAGCATCCATCATTGGCGGCATCGTCACCGGGTCAAAGTCAGGGTGTAGAAGCTGCCACGGCGCGTAGCCGGTCACGTCCCCGATATTCTCAAGCACTGAGACGGTAGCGTCCCTGGTGCCCCGGCACAGCTTGTTGATCGTGCTTTGTGGCAGCTTCCACCTGGCACACCAAGCATTGACCGATCCGCCGCACTGATGTTCGATCAGTCGGCGCAGGTTCGACGCTAGGCGGGAATCGTGAAGATCCCCCTTGACTTCGGCAGCGCGGGACATAGCCGCGAACTTTGCGCCCGCCATTAGTCCACTCGGCCTTGACATGCCTAGTCCAACTGGCACAATGGTCGCATGATGACGCACCTAGAACTCCTGAATTGGCTTGACGCAAACAAGGGCACGACCCGATGGCAGGAGGTCGCCGCAGCGTCAGGGGTTACCTACAACACCATCTCGCGCATTGCCCGCGGGTACATGAAGGCGCCGAGCATCGTTGTTGTCGAGCGACTTGTGGCCGGGATCAAGGCCACCGAGAAGCAGCACTCTTTGAAGGCCGCCGCATGAGCCGCGCCCTGTTCATCGTCGCGGTGCTGCTGCTCGCCGGCTGCGTCGTCACGAAGCAGTGGCCGGGCTGAGCCATGAACACCACCGAACTCCTCCGAGTGGGTCGCGCAAGCGCCCTTATCCCCGCCGGCCGCAACGCTGGCGGGGCTTTTTTTCGGGGCTGCTTCGGTACGCATGACAAAACGATAAAGCCGAACAACGGCTGAAAAGTGATCGAACTCAATTTTTGCCAGCGCTTACCCCTTCTTGGGGATGCCTACCTACCCGGAGAGACCATGAACGACAACGACAGCATCGGCCCCATCAACCCCAAGCGCGTGCTCAGCGGCCACCTTCCGCGGGACATCGCGCTGCCGCTGCAGCAGGCTGTGCATGAGTGGCCCAAGGCTGTGATGTGGAGCCGGGTGCATCAGATCGAGTGCGAGGCGGTCAAGCGTGGCCTTCGTCGCCCCGATGCGCTGATGGGTTTCGGACGTTCGGCATGAGCCGCACACCACCCAGCGGCACCATCCGCGACCAGATCGTGATGCTGGCCTCGCGCCCCGAGGGTGTCAGCAGCCGCAACCTGCAGGACGAGATGGGCATGCGCGACTACTGCGTGCCGATCAACATGCAGGCGCTTGAGTACCAGGGCCGCGTCGTGCGCGCCAAGGCGGACGGGCACCGGCTGCAGTGGTTCAAGCACGTCGAGCACCGCGACGCCTGGCTGACCGCGCGCCGCGATGAGCGGGCCGCCGTGCTGGCCGCTGAGACTGCGCGGCAGGCGGCCGAGAGGGCGCTGCGCCAGGGCTACGCAGCCGCCCGGCGCTTGGCGAGCGAAGCCGCCAAGGTGCCCAAGCCCGCCAAGCCCGCCAAGCCAGCCAAGCCGGCGGCCAAGCCGGTGCCCGTCATCGAGCGCAGTTTCACCGCCGGTCCGAGCAAGGTGGCGCCAGCGATCAAGGACGTGCCGATCGACTACAGCCGGGCCGTCTACAACATCGACGACAAGGTGCGGCCGACCGCGCGCTGGCAGATGCAGCCGAGCCAGCCGACGCCAGGGTTCAGCGGCATGGGCATTGGGCGGTATCTGGCGTGATGGCCGAACCTGTCAACCTGTCGACCCCGCTGGCCTATGCGCTGGCCTACGCCGCGATGGGCTGGCACGTTCTGCCGCTTGAACCAGGCGCGAAGGCCCCGCTGGGCCGGCTGGTGCCACGCGGCATGCACGATGCGACCACCGACGCGGAAGTGATCCGCGGCTGGTGGCAGCGCAACCCGCAGGCCGGCGTCGGCATCGCGCTGGCGCAGTCGGGCCTGGTGGCGGTCGACGTGGATCCGCGCAACGGCGGAACCGACACATTCGAGCAGCTGCAGGCCGCGCACGGCAGTCTGCGGTCTGACGTGATGGCGTTCACCGGCGGCGGTGGCGAGCATCACGTGTTCTTGGTTCCGCACGGCGCGGCGATCAGCCTGCCGGGCACCCTTGGCGCCGGCATCGACCTGAAGGCCAACGGCTACATCGTGGTCGAGCCGAGCGTTCACCCGAGCGGCAAGCAATACGGCTGGGAGGCCAGCAGCAGCCCGCTGGACGGCGTTGTGCCGTCGCCCCTTCCCGACTGGCTGCGCAGCCTGCGCGTGGAGCTGCAGCAGCCCACCGTGCGCGTGGGCGAGGTGCCTGTCGATCCGGTCAAGGCCCGCGATGCGCGCGAGGCGCTGTATCTGCTGAACGCCGACGAGCACGACCAGTGGGTGAAGGCCGGCATGGCGCTGCACTCGACGCGCTGGGGCCACCCGGCCTACGCCATGTGGTGCGCTTGGGCGCAGCAGTCGAGCAAGTTCGACAGCACGGACCAGCGCAAGCGGTGGGAGAGCTTCCACACCGACGACCAGCGCAACGTGCCCGGCATCACGCTGGCCTGGGTGTTTGCCGAGGCGCAGCGGGCGGGGTGGTTGAATCCGGCGGCGAGGGTGGGGGCGGTGGCCCTTGCGCCGGCGCCAGCTGCCGGCCTTCCGCTGGTGTTCGCCGAGGACATCACCGCCGATTGCATTCGCATCGATCAGCTTGTCGAGGACGTGCTCACCGCGGGCGGTCTGTCGGTGATGTACGGCGAGAGCAACAGCGGCAAATCCTTCCTGGCCTGTGACATGGCCTGCAGCATCGGCGCCGAGCTGACCTGGTTGGGCAAGCGCACCGTCAAGGGCGCCGTGCTCTACGTGGCCGGCGAGGGGTCGGAGTCGATCAAGCTGCGCGTGCTGGCTTGGCAGCAGCACCGCGGCGTTGTGCCGGCGCTGGCCGTTGTGCCGGTGTCGGTCAACCTGTTGGACCCGCGCGCAGACGTGCAGCGCATTGCCGACGCATGCCACGCGGTGCAGGCCCGGTGCGGTCTGTCCGTGTCGCTGATCGTGATCGACACCCTGGCGCGCGCCTTCGGCGGCGGCAACGAGAACGCCAGCGAGGACATGGGCGCCGTGATCGCGCACGCCGACATGGTGCGGGTGCAGACCGGCGCACACGTCATGTTCGTGCACCACAGCGGCAAGGACGCCGCCAAGGGCTCGCGCGGGCACTCCAGCCTGAAGGCTGCGACCGACACCGAGATCGAAGTCACTGGCGAGCAGGAGACCCACCTGCACACCGCGACCATCACCAAGCAGCGTGACCTGGGAAGCCGCGGCGAGCAGATCGTCGCCAAGTTCCACGTCATCAAGATGGGCGAAGGCCAGTGGGGCAAGCCGATCACCACCTGCCTGGTCGAGCCGACCGATGCACGCGCCGCTCTGCCGGCGTCCAAGCGGGGCAAGGGCGATGCCCTGCAGGCCGCCCTGATCGTCACCCTGGCCTCGGCAACGAATCGCACCATGAAGCGCGCCGAGCTGCTGGATTCGATGCTGCAGCAGGGCTTCACCAAGTCGCCGGTCTACCGCGCGCTGCAGCAACTCGCGCAACAGCAAGTCATCACCGAGGTGCTTGGGCGGGTGCACTTGAACGGGCAAGGCAAGGCCGATTCCGGCGCTGCTGCCCACACCTCGGAGGGGTGAGCTGATGGGAAATCTGATGGGAAATCAGCTGGGAAAAGTGGGAAAAAAGGTGCTTTTCTGTTTTCCCACTTTCCCCCCCCTCCGTAGGAGGGGGGAAATAGGGAAAGAGAACCTGGGAATTCCCATGGAAAGCGTAAGTGGGAAATTTGAAATGGGAAACAGCATGGAACCGATGAACAGCCACGCGCCCGCGCGCATTTCGGGGGTGGCAGCATGCTGACCAACCTCGCGTTCACCGTCCCCGGCATCCCGCAGGGCAAGGGCCGCGCCCGGGTCGGCAAGATCGGCGGTCAGGCCCGCATGTTCACGCCGGCCAAGACGGTGGCCTACGAGGGCCTGGTGGCTCACGCTGCCACGCAGGCCATGGCCGGGCACGCGCTGCTGGAAGGCGCCTGCATGGTCGAGATGGACATCACATGCCCGGTGCCGGCGAGCTGGTCGAAGAAGCGCCAGGCCGCCGCACTGGCCGGCGCGATCTACCCGACGACCAAGCCCGACAAGGACAACGTCATCAAGGCGATCTACGACGGGATGAATGGCGTCGTGTGGCGCGACGATGTGCAAGCGGTTGATGGGTGGCAGCGCAAGCGCTACGGGGCCGTGCCGGGCGTGCGGGTGCGGGTGGCGGTGCTGGGGGGTGCAGCATGACCAGCATCATTCACCGCTGCATGGACAAGCCCGCGCGACTGTCGGTTCCGGTTCCGGTTCCGCGCCCAGCCCAGTATGCAATCGCAAGCAGCAGCTACTTCTCACTGGACGCGCACGACCGCTGCGCAGCACTCCCCGCGCGTCAACGCGAAACGCTCTTGCTGATGAGCAAGGGGCTCGACCAGCACGGGATTGCGGCGGCTATGGACATCTCGGTGCACACGGTGCGCGAGTACAAGCAGCGCGTGCTGAAGGCGCTGGAGGTCAACAGTGCCGTCGAGGCTGCTGTGCTGGCTGCCAAGGCTGGGCTGGTATGACGTGCCCCTTCTGCGGCGGGGCGCACACGCTGAGCCAGTGCCCGCGGTGGCGGGTTCGAGGGTGGCTGTTTGATTTCAAGAAAGGCACGACATGAGAGCAACGCAAACCGCCCCGGATTGGGCCGTGATGATCGAGCAGATGGTGGCCGCCGGGCTGACCTTCGCCGACATCGCCAAGGCCACGCAGTCGGTGCTGACCGACCGCATGGTCAAGCACTACGCCGCCGGGGTCCAGCCGCTGTACTGGCGCGGCGAGGCGATGATCGTGCTGTGGTGCAAGTCGCTGCGCTCTGACCGCGCTGCGCTGCCGATGTGCGAGATCGTGCGCGGGCATCGGGTGACGCCGAGCAAGGCCAACCCGGCGCCAGTGCTGCGCAGTCTGCCGGCGTGGCCGCCGAGTCCTGCTGTTGCGGTGGAGCCGGCGAGGCGGAAGTACACGCGGCGCGTGGTGGAGGTGTGAGGTGAGCCCCAAGGCCGAGCGGTTCGTCACCGAGTACCTGATCGACCTGAATGCGACCCGCGCGGCGATCCGTGCCGGGTACAGCGCGAAGACGGCCGGCAGCCAAGGCGAGCGGCTGTTGAGAAACGTTGAAATTTGTGCAGCAGTGAAAAAGGCGCAGTCGAAGGTGGCCGAAAACAACGGCATGACGGTCGACGCGCACCTGCTGGCGCTCAAGGAGATCCGCGACGCAGCGATCGCCGAAGGCAAGTATTCGGCCGCGGCAACCGCCGAGGTAGCCCGGGGCAAGGTGGCCGGCTTCTACGTCGAGCAGGTGCGGGTCGAAGACGTGACCGACCGCGCCGCACAGATGCGCCAACGCAGGGAGGCCCGGCTTGCCGCACGACACTCTGGCCGATGAGATCGAGCAGTACGCCGACGACCCGGTCGGGTTCGTGCGCGACGCCTACGCCTGGGGCGAGGGCCAGCTCGCCAAGCACCAGGGCCCGCGGCAGTGGCAAACCGAGATCCTGCAGGCGATCGGCGACCATCTGAGCAACGAGTCGACCAGGTGCACGCCGCTGCGCCTGGCGGTCACCTCTGGCCACGGCATCGGGAAGTCCGCCCTGATCGGCATGGTGGTTGATTGGGCCATGTCGACGTGCGCCGAGACGCGGTGTGTCGTCACGGCCAACACCGAGGGCCAGCTCCGCACCAAGACCTGGCCCGAAATCGGCAAGTGGACGCGCATGCTGGAGAACGCCGACTGGTGGCGCGTGCCGGCGATGTCGATGTATGAGGCCGAGCATGAGAAGTCCTGGCGGGCCGACGCGATCCCGTGGAGCGAGAACAACACCGAGGCATTCGCCGGCCTGCACAACGAGGGCAAGCGGGTGTTGCTGGTGTTCGACGAGGCCTCGCCAATCGCTGACAAGGTGTGGGAGGTCGCAGAAGGCGCGCTGACCGACAAGGACACCGAGATCATCTGGCTGGCCTTCGGCAACCCGACGCGCAACACCGGCCGGTTCCGCGAGTGCTTCGGCAAGTACCGCCACCTCTGGCGAACGATGCAGATCGACAGCCGCACCGTCGAGGGCACCAACCGCGCCTATCTGGACGAGCTGGTCGAGACCTACGGCGAGGACTCCGACATCGTGCGGGTGCGGGTGCGCGGCCAGTTCCCGGCGCAGGCCGTATCTCAGTTCATCAGCAGCGAGGCCGTCGACATGGCCAGGACGCGGCGCCTGCAAGCGTTCGACGCTGGTGCCCCGCTGGTGCTGGGCGTGGACATCAGCCGCTTCGGTGATGACCAGAGCGTGATCCGCGGGCGCAAGGGGCGCGACGGCCGGGTGATCCCGCCGATCAAGTGGCGCGGCATGGATACCGTGTTCAGCGCCGGAAAGATCGCCGAAGCGATCAACAAGTACCAGCCTGATGCCGTTTTCATCGACGGCGGCGGTGTGGGCGGCGGTGTGGTCGACCTCCTGAAGGCGCAGAACTACCGGGTGACCGAGGTCAACTTCGGCGCCGCGGCCAAGGACGCCAAGAAGTACGCCAACAAGCGCGCGGAGATGTGGGGCGACATGCGCGATTGGGTCGAGACCGGGGCGCTCGATCAGGATGCCGAGCTGGCCGCCGACATGATCGGGCCCGAGTACCACTTCGACAAGGATTCCCGCATCCTGTTGGAGAAGAAGGAGGACATGAAGAAGCGCGGCCTGGCCAGCCCTGACGATGGCGACGCGCTGGCGCTGACCTTTGCAGGTCCGGTGCAGCGTACCGACATGAAGACCAGCCGCGGCGCGCTGGCCCGGGGCACTAGGTCGGTGACCGACTACGACGTGCTCGGCTGACCGGAATCCGTTCTCCGCCCAGCGCGACACCATGCCGCACCGTTCACGAGGTGCGCCATGTCATTCCTTCAGCCAAAGATGCCGGCCATGTCGGCGCCTCCGCCCCCGCCGGTCATCGAGGACACGCAGGCCAAGCAGCAAGAGCAGGCCGACCTGTTGCGCAGGCGCAAGGGCCGCGCCTCGTCCGTTCTGAGCCAGGGCGCCGCGCCCACCACCGCGGCGAAGACGCTGCTGGGCTCCTGACCGATGGACTATGAAGCGCTGATGCGCCAGTTCGACCGGGCAAAGAACAACCGGTCGAACTTCGAGGACGTGTGGCAGCAGATCGCCGAGCGCGTGCTGCCGCAGATGGCCGACTTCAATGTGCAGCGCCAGGACGGCGCCAGGCGCACCGAGAAGATGTTCGACCCGACTGCGGCACTGGCCGCCACCAAGGCCGTGAGCGCGATTGCCGCCTTCGCCTGGCCGTCGAATCAGCGCTACCAGAAGCTCAAGGCCAGCGACAAAAGCCTGATGCGCAGCCAGCGGGTGCGGGTGTGGTTCGATTCGCTGACCGATCGGCTGTTCGAGGCCCGCTACAGCCCGCGCGCCAGCTTCGAGAGCCAGATGGGCGAATCCGCCCTGATGTCGTTCGTGTTCGGAACGGGCGCGATGTTCATCGATGAGGACATGAAGCGCAAAACGCTTCGGTACAAGAGCCTGCACCTGGCGCAGACCTACGTGGTCGAGGCCGCAGACGGCCGCATCGATCAGGTTTACCGCTGCTGGAAGTGGACCGTCCGCCAGGTGGCGCAGCGCTTCCAGAACATCCCCGACAAGCTGCGCGAGAAGCTGAAGACCCGGCCAGACGATGAGGTCGAGGTGTGCCACTTCGTCGGCCCGCGCGAAGACTTCGAGCCCGGCCGGCTCGGGCGTGGCGGCATGCCCTGGGCGTCGATGTACTACCTGCCGGCCGAGAAGCATGTACTGGAGGAGGGCGGCTACATCTCGTGGCCGTTTGCCTTCCAGCGCTACATGACCACGCCCGGCGAGGTGTACGGGCGCAGCCCGGCCTGGCTGGCGCTGAGCAGCATCAAGGTGCTGAACACACAGAAGAAGTCGATCCTGCAGGCCGCGCAGAAGGCTGTTGATCCCCCGCTGCTGGCCGCCGAGGACGGCGTGCTGGGGGCGTTCTCGCAGGTGCCGGGTGCGGTGAACTTCGGCGCGCTCGACAGCCAGGGCAACCAGCTGGTCAAGCCGCTGACGACCGGCGCACGCATCGACATCGGCATCGAGATGATGGACCGCGAGCGCGAGATCATCAGCGGAGCGTTCATGATGGACGTGTTCCGGGTGCTGGTCGAGAACCCGAACATGACCGCGACGCAGACGCTGGAGCTGATGAACGAGCGCGCTGTGCTCATGGCGCCCATCGTCGGGCGCATCGAGAGCGAGTGCCACTCTCCGATGACCGAGCGCGAAATCTCGCTGCTGGTCGAGGGCGGCCGGATCGACCCGATGCCGCCCGAGCTGGTCGAGGCGCAGGGCGAGTACCAGATCGAGTACACCAGCCCGATGCGCCGCGCCATGCGGTCGAGCGAGGCGATTGCCATCACCCGCACGCTGGAGTCGATCATCCCGCTGGCGCAGGTGGATCAGTCGGTGCTCGACAGCTACGACCTCATGGAGATGGCGCGCGAGCTGGGCGAGATCAACGGCGTACCGGCAAAGTGTTTGCGCGACGCCGAGGCGATCAAGGCCATGAAAGACCAGCGCGCGACTGAGGCGCAGGCCCAGCAACTGCTGGAGGCTGCGCCGGTCGTCTCGCAGACCGCGGCGAACCTGGCCAAGATGCAGGCGGCTGGCGGTCTGCAGCCGGGCGTCTGATGCTGCGCAAGGACGCCGAGCGGCTGGCGACCACGCAGGCCGAGCGCACTCTCGAAGCGCAGATCAACGCGGCCAGGACGGCGGCAGGTGCTGCGCTGACGGTGCCGGGGGGCGGCACGCTGGGGCAGGTGCTGACAAAGGGCGCAAGCGGGTATTCGTGGCAGGACGCGGCCGGCGGATCGTCAAGCATCGCCGGCCAGGTGGTGCCCACCATCCCGGGACCGGCCGGGCGCTTCGAGCACGACGAGACGCTGGCCGCTGTCGGCGTGACCGCCGGCATGAAGGTGATGCTGTCCCTGGCGCCGCATGCCGACAGCGACGAGAACAACGAGCAGGCGCTGGACATGCGCGGCATGGCTGGAGAAGCTGGCGCCGACACGATCACGGTGCGCCTGGCCTTTGGTGCGCTGACCAGCGGCCCGATCCGAATCAACTACATGGCGGTGTGACATGACCAAACTTTCCCGCGACCTATCGGCCGGCATCCTGCACCCCCGAGAGAACCTTTTCATTGTCGGCACGCTGGGCGTCAACGGCGCCGAGGTGCAAGCCGATTGCGACGGGTGCACGACGGTTGCCGTCGACCTGCGCGGCACCTTCTCGATGACTGTCGAGGTTCAGGGCACGGTGGACGGCACGAACTGGGTGTTGATCCCGGTGCGGCCCCAACTGGGCGGCGGCTACGTCCGCGGCGTGGTCGGCACGGTCAGCGGAATCTGGATGGCTGGCTGTGCGGGCTTCCGCAAGGTGCGCGCCGTCGTCACCGCCTACACCTCGGGGGGTGCCACTTGCACGCTGTCGGCCAGCACCGCGCTGTTCGATGACTTCGCCAAGAACGGCGGCGTGACATCGGCAGTGGCCACCGCGGTCGGCGCTGCTGCTGCCGCGGTGACGCTGACCCTTGCCGCCCCCGGGCTCGGGCTGCGGCACTACATCACCTACCTGTCGATCAACCGCTTCGCTTCGGCGCTGCTGACCGCTGCCGCGGCACCCGTCACGGTGACGACGACCAACATCCCCACCGGCCTGGCGTTCTCGTTCGGGGCAGAAGCCGCACCGCAGGGCACGCTGGACCGCTGGCGCGAGGACTTCGCGTTCCCGCTGGCGACCACCGCGCAGAACACCGCGACCACCATCGTCTGCCCCGTCACCACCGCCGTGATCTGGCGTGTGACGGCCGGCTACTACGTGGCGCCGTGATGGCCTGGAACGAGCAATTCGAGCGAGTACGGGCCCGGCTGCATCAGCGGGCGTTTGCCTATCAGGCGCTATTCGTGCGGCCGGCGCCGACCGGGCGCAACAACATCGACACCGCGCGCTGGTGGCAGGTGTGGCGCAAGCCCCGCGGCGGCGATCTGTCGCCGGCCGGTGAGGTGGTGCTCAAGGATCTGGCGCGGTACTGCTATGCCAGCAGGCCGACGCTCAAGGTATCCCAGGTGACGCAGCAAAGCGACGCGCTGGCGATGGCGTTCGCGGAAGGCCGCCGCGATGTCTACAACCGAATCACGGCCCTGTGCAACCTCTCAACCGACCAAATCGAGCGCATCGCTCAAGCAAAGGCATCCGATGACTGACACCGCAACCGCACCGCCCGCAGCCCCTGCTGCTGCGCCTGCTGCCGCACCGGCCGCGGCGCCTGCCGCACCACAAGGCCACGGCATCGCCTGGCTTCCCGCCGAGGTCGACGCCGATCTGGTCGGCCACGCACAGAACAAGGCATGGCCCGGCCCGGTCGAGGCCGTGAAGGCTCACCGCGAGCTGGAGAAGCTGCTCGGCGCCGATCGCGCTGGCCGCACCGTGACCGTGCCGACCACCACCGACGCGCCCGAGTGGGGTGCCGTGTTCGACAAGCTGGGCCGCCCGGCCACCGCCGAGGGCTACAAGCTGACCGTTGAGGGCGCCGACCCGGCATTCGCCAAGGGCGCGGCCGAGCTGTTCCACAAGGTCGGGTTGTCCGACTCGCAAGCCAAGGCCATCGCCAGTTGGTACGGCGAGACCGGCGGCGCTGCAGGTGCAGCCGCGCAAGCCGCGCAGGATGCCGCGCTGCAGGCCGAGCACGAAGCGCTGCAGAAGGATTGGGGCACCGGGCCCGATGCCGACGCGCGCAAGGAGCTGGCACGCCGGGCGATGGGGCACCTCGAGCTGGACGCGCAGGCCGTCGACGCGATCGAGAAGGTGGCCGGCTTCTCGAAGGTCATGAAGGCGCTCGCCAAGGTGGGCGACATGATGCGCGAGCACGGCGCCGAAGGTCTCGGCGACATCGGCGCATTCGGCACCACGCCCGAAGGCGCCAAGTCCAAGCGCGGGCAACTGATGGCCGACCCGGGCTGGCGCACGAAGGCGATGAACCCGCAGTCGAGCGAGTGGGCCGAGCTGCAGCGCCTGGACAAGATCATCGCCAGCACGCAGAACTGACGCGGAATCCGTTCTCAGCGGCCCGCCGCAAAGTCACGCCATCGGATAAGCCCAACGGGCCCCGGTGGCGGACTGGACAGACAGACCGGCAGGCGCACGACACGCGCAAGCGAGGCCCCCGCAAGGGACAAGCCAGGCGACCAACCTGACACGTCAACCCTTCAAGGAGCGCCCAAATGGCCGCCGGTTCCAACGCTTTTTACAGCCAACAGTACGCCTCTGCAGTCGAGCTTCTCTCGCAGCAGATGGCCCCCCGCGTCGCTTCGACGTTCTCGCCCATGACCGCTGTCGGCAAGTCCGCCACGGTGGTGAACCTCATCGACGCCTTCGAGGCCGACGAGCGCACCGGCCTGTACGACGACATCGTCTTCGCCGAGCCGACCCACACCCGCCCCTGGGTGTACCCGCGCCACTTCGACAAGGCCGTCCCGTTCGACAGCATCGAGCAGATGCAGATGAACGCGAACCCCACCAGCGAGTACGTGCAGGGTGTGGTGGCCGCGCTGAACCGCAAGATGGACGACGAAGCGATTCGCGCCTTCTTCGACGCGCGCAACGTCGGAGAGTCGGGCAGCACCAGCGACACGTTCGCCGCGGCCTACCAGGTCGGCGTCTCGGTCGGTGGCACCACCTCGGGCCTGAGCGTCGAGAAGCTGCAGAACGCGATCCAGATCTTCGAGGAAAACGAAGTCGACCTGGACATGGAGCAGCTCTATTGCGTCATCAGCCCGAAGCAGAAGCGCAACCTGATGAACGAGATCGAGGTCACCTCGGGCGACTTCTTCAAGGGCCAGGTGATGTCCACCCGCAACGTGAACGGCTTCCTGGCGATCAATTTCATCGTCTCGAACCGCCTGCTGACCGATGGCTCCGCCTACCGTCGGGTACCGATCTACACGTCCAAGGGCATGGCCATGTGCGCATGGGACGGCGGCATCAAGACGAACGTCTCGCAACGCCTGGACAAGCGCGGCCAGCCCTGGCAGGTCTACGGCCAAGGGCACTTCGGCTCGGTTCGCCGGGATTCGAAGAAGGTCGTCGAGATCAAGTGCAGCGAAGCCTGATCGTCATCCACCGAACATAGGAGCCCATCATGGCTGTCGTTACCCTCAAGTCCACGGCGATCACCAACGCCACGGCAACCCCCCGCGTCCCGAACCCGACCGGCCTGGCGAACGGCAACGTCCGCCGCTCGCAAGGCTTCGCGGTCATCACCTCCAGCGATTCGATCGGCTCGACCTACCGCCTGGCGCGCATCCGCTCCAGCGACTACCTGCCCGACCTGATCCGCGTCTACAGCCCCGACATCGGCACCACCACCGCCGGCGACCTGGGCCTGTACGACCTGACCGTGGCCAGCAACGGCGGCACGGTGGTCGATGCCGACTTCTTCGCTTCGGCCCTGTCGCTGAACGGCGGCGCCCTCAACGGCACCGACATCACGTTCGAGGCAACCACGGCCGGCGGCGCGATCGCCAACGCCGAGAAGCGCGTCTGGGAGGCCCTGGGCCTGACCGCTGACCCGTTCAAGGAATACGACATCACGCTGACCCTGACGGGCGCGGCCGATGCCACGGGCACCGCGCTGTTCCGTTTCCTGATCCCGAACGGCGAGTGATCCGGCCCGGCGTGTGACCCACCTCGGGGCGGCTTGGCTGATGCTGGGCCGCCCCTTTCTACAAGGAGGCCGGAATGGCTGATCGTTTTTACTCCGTCGAGTTCGGCGGCGATGTCGTGGCGGTGGCCGAGGCCGGCTCCACCACGGCGGCGGCAGACGTCGAGGTGCGTATCACCTACGACGCCACCAACAACGGCAAGCTTGCGGCGCTGGTGGCGCTGGAGAACATCCGGCAGCGCATCACGGCCGACGCCTGGCCGCCGGCTTGAGGGGTAGCACATGCCTATCCTCTTGAGCAATGCAAGTGCCACCGGCTCTCCTGCGCAATGGCGCGGCGGTCGGGGTGTCTTGACCGCGGTGGCCACCTGGGGCGGCGGCAGCATCACGCTGCAGTACATGGGCCCGGACGGCAGTACCTGGCTGCCCGTCGGCTCGGCGCTTACCGCAAACGGGATGGCCTCATTCGAGCTGCCGCCCGGCCTGATCCGCGCCGCTGTTGCCACCGCCACGGCCGCCTATGCGCAGGCCGAAGAATCGGAGAAATGAGCCATGGCTTACTCGCGCACGCCGCTGGGCGAAATCGTCAAGAAAATCAACGACAGCACGGGCGTCTGCGAGGAGCTGGTCGACAGCAACGGCGCGTCGCTGAGTTCTGTTTTCCTGACGCCGCCGCAGGTGGCTTCGACTCAAGCCCTGGTGTCACCGGATGGGAATGTGCTTGTTCACCCGAAAACCTACTTCCAGGGCGCCGCTGGTGGGCACGCGGTGGCCGATGGTCGGTTTTTTGACGTTGCGGCTGGAAATCATGGGGTGTTCGGAGCGAACCTGAGCAGGGCGCAGGCATGGGCCAATCTAGGCAGCGGGTACATCAGCACCATTGACCCAGTAGTCAGTTTTACGGATTCGGTCATTCGTATTCCTGGCCCTAATTTTGACTACGCGGGCGGGGAGTCTCTGCTGATATTTTGGGCCGGGCAGGTAACGCCCGATGCCGATGTGACGATCATGGGGACATCGTTCGGGTCTACCGCATCCGGCGTTCGAGTACGCGCCAAATCCACCGGGCGGCTGGATTTCGCGGTCTATCAGGCGGGCGGCGCCAATGCGTTTTCATCGGCTACTACCGACACAGCGGCAGGCAAGCCTTTTGTTGCGGGCGAAACTCACAGTTTCGGCATCTGGCTGAACGGTAATACCAGAACTCACGCCGTGCTGGTTGACGAGGTGGTCAACGTGGCAGAAACGTCTTTTGGCGCCGGGGCTACGATTGACTGCCTGACGACAAACACATGGAACATCGGCGCGGGCAGCGCATCGCCGGGCGGCACCGAGGGGATCGCCACCAACACAGCCGCGCTACTGCTGATGCGCTGGGGGCCGACTGACACACTGCCAACCCTGGCAAAAATCACAGCCGCAATGCAGCAGTGGCGGGCTTCTCCCCGGCGCACCATCCTGCCGGGGGCGCTGTAATGCCAGTGCAGGTAGCGTATCCGCTGGCGTCTGCGGGCGCGCTCGCGGACGTTTATCAGCTACAGGCGATGGGGATCAACGTCGCAGGCGCTGACTACCCGACCGGCATACCTGGCGCGCTGGAGATGGTCCCTGACCCCGCTGGGCAGCGCGGCACTGTCATGCGCGCATCGGTGCGAGACACGGACCCTGAAACAAGTCTCGGCCACCGCAGCGAAATACGCGCGGCTAGTGATACCCGCGTTGAGCATTGGTATCGGTGGCAATTCATGCTGGCCGACGATTGGGTCGATGACCGGCTGTTTTCGATCATGCAAATCCACGACAGCCCCGACGGGCTCGATCTGCCCAGGTTCCCGAATTTTCTGTTGTTGGCGGGTATCGGCAGTATTGATGCGTACCTGCCGACAGCCACACTGCCGACCGAAAGCGCGGCGGGCTCGCGTGCCGGGTCGATTCCACTTGAGCGCGGCCGTTGGTATGACTGCTGCCTGCATGTCGTTTGGTCGATTTCTGCCGTCGGCGGTGTGCGTGAGTTTTTCATTGACGGCCGACCGCTGGTGCGGCAGTTCAACGTGGCGACTCACTACGACGACGTGAACGGCCCCTATTTCAAGCTCGGCGTTTATGACTATTTCCACGCTACCGGCTGGGGCAGTCGAACGGCATATTTCACGGGCGTGCAAATCTGGCGAGGCGCTGCATCGTTCGCAGACGGCATGGGGCAGATACCGCGCCCGCCGCAGCGATTGCTCGGCCCGTAAACCCATCCCCTGCCGGTACACCTGAAAAATGTCGAGCACCATCGAGATCTGCAACCTCGCGCTGACCAAGCTCGGCGCGGCGCGCATCACCAGCCTGGCCGACGACAGCAAGCAGGCCCGCGCGCTGTCGGCCATCTTTGACCCGACACGCGACGCTGAGCTGGTCGCGCACCCGTGGTCATTCGCCATCGTGCGCGCAGCGCTGCCGGCCAGCAGCACGGCCCCGGCGTTCGGCTGGGCCCGTGCATTCCCGCTGCCGGCCGACTGCCTGCATCTGGTGCAAGTAGGCGACTCGTTCAGCTACTACGACAGCGACGCGGCCGGCCCTGGCTTCGACGTGGAGGGCGGCGCAGTGCTGACCGATGCTGTCTCCCCGCTGCTGGTGCGCTACACCTACCGCGTGACGAACTCCGGTCTGTTCCCGCCGCTGTTCGTGCAGTCGCTGGCCTGCCGCCTGGCCTTCGAGCTGGCCGAGGAACTGACGCAGAACTTGAGCAAGAAGGCGGCGGCCTGGGATGAGCGCGAAAAGGCAATCCGCGAGGCCAAGCGCGCGAACGTGATCGAGCGCCCGCCGCAGACCGTGCCCGACCTGTCGTGGGTGCGCGCCATGACGCAGGACTGACGGGTGGCCAAGTTCAGCCCGATGCAGCACGCCTTCAACGGCGGCGAGCTTTCTCCCTTGATGGCCGGCCGGGTCGACGTGGCGAAGTACGCCGCGGGGTGCAGTGTCATGGAGGGCTTCCTCCCGACCATCGAGGGCCCGGCCTTCGCGCGGCCTGGCACGCGGTTTGTGTCCGAGGTCAAGACCAGCGCCAACCGCACATGGCTGGTGCGCTTTGAGTTCAGCGCCGAGGACAGCTATCAGATCGAGTTCGGCGACGGCTACGCCCGCTTCTTCTTCAACCGCGCATCGGTGCAGGTGTCGGGCGTCGCGGCCTACAACGGCGCCACCGCCTACACGCCGGGCGACCTGGTGAGCAATGCTGGGGTGAACTACTACTGCCGCGCTGCGGTGACCGGCACGGCCCCGCCGAATGCGACCTATTGGTATGCGCTGACCGGCACGACCTACGAGATCCCGACGCCCTACACCGCGGCCAGCCTGACGACCACCGAGGGCACCTTCGCGCTTCGGTTCACGCAGACCGGGGACGTGATCTACCTGGCCCACGCCAGCTACCCGACGCGCAAGCTGTCGCGGTTCGGAGGCACGCGCTGGACGCTCGACGCTGTGGCGTTCGACCCGCCCCCGTTCAAGGCCGAGAACACGACGGCGACCACAATCTACTCCAGCGCCACGACCGGCGCTGTCACGCTGACCGCCAGCGCCTCGATCTTCACCGCTGCGCACGTTGGCCAGTACATCCTGCTGCGCGAGAAGGACGTGCGCGATGTGCAGCAGTGGGAGACGAACAAGGGCGTAACCGCTGGCGATCTGCGGCGCAGCGACGGCAAGAACTACGAGGCGCTGAACACGGCCACCACCGGCAGCGTGAAGCCCACGCACGCCACGGGCGCGGCCTACGACGGAGACGGCGCGGTGCAGTGGCAATTCAACGACGCCGGCTATGGGTGGGCCCTGGTCACCGGCTACACCAGCGGCCTGATCGTCTCCGCGACCGTGCTGTCGCAACTGCCGGACGGTTGCACGCTGGTGGCCAACGCGACGACACGCTGGGCCTTCGAGGCATGGAACGCGACGGACGGTTACCCCGACACGGTGACATTCTTCCGCGAGCGCCTGGTGCTGGCCCGTGACGCGACGCTGTGGTTCAGCGTGTCGGCCGACTTCGAGAACTTCCAGACCGAGATCGACGGCGAGATCACGGCCGACGCCGGATTCGAGCGCGCCCTCAGCAGCGACCGGGTGAACGCGATCCGCTGGCTGTCACCCGGCGACGTGCTGCTTGTCGGCACGCTGGGCGACGAGTGGGCCATCGGCGAGGCCACCACCAGCGATCCCTTCGGCCCGGCCAACTGCAAGGCGCGGCGCCAAAGCCCCTACGGCAGCAGCAAGGTGCAGCCGCAGCGCATCGGCAACGAGACCTTGTTCGCTCAAAAATCTGGCGCCAAGGTGCGGGCCATGCAGTTCCGCCTTGAAGAAGACGGTTTCGCAAGCCCGAACGTCAGTGCCTACGCGCGCCACGTCACCAAGCCCGGCATCGTCGACATGACCTACCAACAGGAGCCCTGGTCGGTGCTGTGGTGCGTGCGCAGCGACGGCGTGCTGGCCGGCGTGACCTTCGACCGCGAGCAGGAGGTCGTCGCCTGGCACCGGCAACCCTTTGACGGCGGGATCGTGGAGTGCGTCGAGTGCATCCCTTCGCCTGACGGCACGCGGGACGACCTGTGGCTGATCGTGCGCTACACCATCAACGGCGCGACGAAGCGTTACATCGCCTACCTTGAGGCCGAGTCGGAAGAAGGCGACGACCAGATGGCGTGGGCCTACTCCGACATGATGCTGACCTACGACGGCGCCGCGGCGACGACGATCAGCGGGCTGGATCACCTCGAAGGCAAAGAGGTCTGGATTCTGGCCGATGGCGCACGCCACCCGAACCGCACGGTGACTGCCGGCGCCATCACGTTGCAGCGTGCGGCCAGCGTGGCGCAGATCGGCCTGCCGAGCCCTGGCCTGTTGGTGCCGATGGATCTGGAGGGCGGCTCGCAGACCGGCACGGCGCAGGGCAAGACGAAGCGCTGTCACCTGATGGTGCTGCGGGTGAACAACACGCTGGGCGGCCAGGCCGGGCCCGATGCGTCGAACCTCGCTGAGATCAAGTTCCGCACGCCGGCCGTGCCGATGGGCAGCGCCCCGCCTCCGTTCACGGGAGACGTGGAGATCGAGTGGCCCGGAGACTACGCCAAGACCATGCAGATCCGCATCGTCAAGGACCGGCCGATGCCAATCACGGTCGTGGCGATCATGCCGCAGGTGGTGGTGCAGGAGGGGCGTTGATCGTCGTCCCGCTCGACGCTGGGCACCTGCAGCAGATCCGGCCGCAGGCCGCGCAGGTCAGCGAAGTGGATGCACAGCGCGACTTCCTGCCAGTCGGCCAGGCTTGGGCTGCGGTGGTCGACGGGCGCGCGATGGCGTGCGCTGGCCTGGTCGAGATATGGCCGGGCAGGGCGTATGCCTGGGCTCTGCTGGACCGCGATGTCGGCCGGCACATGCTGGCCGTGACCCGGGCAATCCGTTCCCGACTGGCCGCCGCAACATGGCGCCGCGTCGAGATGGCAGTGGACGCCGAGTTTGCGCCTGGTGCACGGTTCGCCGAGATGCTGGGCTTCGAGCGCGAGTGCCGGGCCGCGGCCTACTTTCCAAATGGGCACGACGCCTATGTCTACGTGAGGGTTTCCCGGTGAGCTTCTTCCAGCCTGTTGCCGCAGCCGTTGCCGCCATCGGCCAGATGACCCAAGGCGAGGGCCAGGGCCGCGCGCTGAACATTCAGGGCGACGCCGCGGCGGCCAATGCCGTCAACACCCGGGCGGCCACCTACGCCAACGAGGACACCCAGCGCCGGCAGAACACGATGCGGATGGGCGAGGTCCGCGCCTCGGCTGCGCAGTCGGGCTTCGACGCATCGACCGGCTCGCTGGCCACACTGCAGACCAAGAGCGCGGGCGAGCTTGAACTCGACGCGCTGACCAATCGCTACAAGGGCCAGTTGCAGGCGATGAGCTTCGACAACGAGGCGGCCAGTCTGCGCTACGGCGCGAAGGCGGCGCGGCGCTCGGGCTACCTGAACGCGGCCGGCACGCTGACCGCTTCGGCCGGGCAGGCATTCGGCGCCCCACGCATCGGCGGGCTTGCGCCTGTCGAGACCCGAATCCCCGCGCCGACCGGGAGGGGCTGACATGCCGCGCATTCAGCAGTACGTCGCGCAGGACATGACCGGCGGCGCAGTCCGCCCCGGGCACCTGACCCAGCCTGTCGACATCACCCCGCTGGCGCGCGGGGCCGACACCTTCGCGCGTGCGTCCGAGGATCTGCGCATCCATCAAGAGCGCATGTCGGAGCAACTGGCCGACGACGAGGCGAAGGTCGCCGTCACCAACACGCTGAGCCAGGCCGGCGCCGACTGGACCGAGAAGCTGCAGAACGCGCAGACCAGCGCGGCAGCAGGTGCGCCAGGCTTCACGGCCGGCATGCTCAAGGAGTTCGACGGCTGGGCGAAGGACGCCACCGAGCAGGCGCCCGAGCGCGGCCGGCAGCACCTGGAGCAGCAGCTCGGCCGGTTCCGCCAGGGCCTGCACGCTGACGCCTTCCGCTTCGAGGTCAAGGCCCGCGGCGAGAAGCTGATCGGGGACTTCTCGGCCGGCACTGATGCAGACCGCAAGGCGGTATTCACGCAGCCTGGCATGTTCACCGACGTGCTGGCCCGCCGGCTGGCGACGCTTGAACTGCTGGACCTTCCCGCAGCCACCAAGGCGAAGCTGGCCGAGACGGCGCGCGAATCACTGGCCATCGAGGCTGCATCGGCGCAAGTCGAGCGCGACCCGGACGGCCTGCTGGCCCGGCTGGGCATCCGCGGCGCGAAGGTCGGCAAGGACGGCAAGATGCTGCCGCCAGACGAGGCGAAGGCAGCCGAGGCGGTGCGCAACGATCCGGTGTTCGCATCGCTGTCTCCGCAGGCGCTGCGCCAGGTGGTCGACCGCGCGACGATGATCTCCGAGACCCGCAAGGCGCAGGCGGCGGCCGAGGCTGACCGGCAGGCGCGGCTGGCTGAGATTGCTGCAGCGCGGCGCGAGCGCGAGGTCGGCCAGGCGTGGAGCATCGTCAGCGCGCAGCACGCGGCCGGCATGGTGCTGGACGAGTCGAACCCGAACACCAAGGCGCTGATCCGCAAGCTGGCCGGCACTCCCTACGCGGCGGCCTTCACCGACATGCAGAAGACGGCGGCGGCTGGCGCCACGGTGGCAGCGGCCCCAATCTCGCAGCAGCAGGCCAGGCTGGACGGCCTGATCGAGCAGCGCAATTCGAAGGGCTGGAGCCCTGAGCTGGGCGCAGAGATCAAGCGCAGCGAAACCATGCTCACCGAGGCCCGCGCCGACTACGCCAAGGAGCCCATGCGCGCGGCGCTGGATCGGCGGGTGTTCGGGCCCGAGGGCATGGCCCCGGTTGACACCAGCAGCATTGACGGCGTGGCGCGCACCATCGGCGCCCGGGTGCAGCAGGCGCAGACGGTGGCCGGCCGGGCGGGGCGCTCAGTCTCCCCGCTGCTGTCCGAGGAAGCCGAGGCCATTGGCCGCGTGCTGTCTCAGGTTCCGCCTGAGCAGTTCGGCGCCGCGGTGGCCAAGCTGTCGGGCCAGATCCCGGGCGACCAACTGCAGGCGCTGGCCCGGCAGATCGACAGCAAGGATCGCGGCCTGGCGCTGGCGCTGGCCGCTGGCGACGCACGCACCACGCAGGGCCGCACGGTGGCCGAGCTGATCCGTCGCGGCCAGCAGGTGGTGAAGGACAAGGGCATCAAGGAAGAAACCGCGGCCGAGTTCGGGCTCAAGGCGCAGATCGCCAAAGAGGTCCGCGACGTGGTGCCCGGCCGGTGGGGCGACGACGTGATCGACGCGGCCCGGCTGATCTACCTGGGCAAGCAGGCCGGCGGCGACGGCCCGGATGTGGCGAACGCCGTGCGCCTGGCGCTGGGAGGAAGCATCATCGAGCACAACGGCCGGCGCGTGCCGGTGCAGCCCGGCATCACCGAGGACGTGATGCGCCAGCGGCTGTCGACCATCACGCCGGCATCGCTGGCCGATCAACTGCCCGATGGTGTGGTCTACCTGCCCGGCGGGCGCCCGATGGGCTTGCCCGAGTTCCTGGCCCGCCTGCCCGACGCCCAGCTCGAGCCGCTGCCCGGCGGCGAGTACGCGGTGCGGGTGGGTCAGAGCGGTGTGGCCATGCGCGCCGACCGCCGGCCGCTGACGATCAAGGTGCGCTGATGGCTCTCGGCGATTCGTACCGCGACGACCTTCTGACGGCCATCGCTGACCGGGCGGCAACGCCTGCCGCGCCATCGGTGCCGAAGTTCAGCGCCTGGTCAGCCATCCCCCGCGGCATCGGCGAGGCCGGCGCGCAAGTCGGCGCCACGGCTGCGGACATCGCGGCATCGTTTCGCTACATGCGCGACGCCACGCCCGAGCAGCGCAAGCAGATCGACCGGCAGGGCGTGCCCATCGAGCAGTTCAGCAGCGCGGCCGGCGATTCGATGCGCGACGCCGGCAAGACGCTACGGCCCGACCCGCTGACCGCCAGCACGGCCGAGACGGTGCTCTACGGCTTTGCCCGCGGCGCGGCCAAGGTGGTTACCGGCGCGGTGGTCGGCGGCGTGCCGGGCGTGCTGGCCGCCGGCCTGGAAGAAGGCATCACGCAATCCGACGAGCTGCGCCGGCAGGGTGTGGACTTGCGGACCCGCAGCAACGTGGGCTTGGTGCAGGGCGCCGGGCTGGCGCTGGCTGCGCTGCCGGCTGCGGGCTCTACCCTCAAGGCGACCGCGGCGCTGTACCTGGCTGGCGGCCCGGGTGGGTTCGTCGCCCAGCAGGCGCTGACGCGCGAGATCCTGCGCAACGCCGGGCAGGACAAGCTGGCCGAGCAGTACGACCCGTTCGACCCGGTGGGCCTGGCAGTGTCGGCGCTGATCCCGGCGCCGTTCGCCTTCTACGGGCTGCGGGCCAGCAAGCGGGCGGCGGCGGCGAAGGCAGCCGAGGACTTCCGGGCCGGGCCGGTGCCGAGCGAGCAGACGCCGGTGGCGGGTGCGGTGCGTGATGCCTACACGCCTGAGACGGTGGACGCGGCGATGGTGCTGCACATGGGCGAGCGCCAGCAGCACGCCGACTCTGTGGCGTCGACCATCGGCCGCCCTGTCGAATCGCTGGCGACCTTCGTGCAGCGCGAGGGATTCAAGGAGCCCCCGCGCGAGCCGGCGCCGGGCCCCGACACCTTCCTGGCCTGGATCAAGGCGAACGGCGGCCTGGACATCGGCGAGAAGTTCGACATCACGGGCGACGCCAACGGCATCCGCAACAACCCGGCCGGCATCTTCCGCCGCGGCGGCATCACCTCCGACGACCTGGCCAGCAGGGCAGCGGCCGAGGGGTATCTCCCCACCGACCAGGCTGGCGACACGGGCGCATTCGTGGATCTCGTGAAGCGCGCGGTAAGTGGCGACCGGGTGCTGACATTCGAGCGCCAGATGGAGAAGGCCGCCAAGGACTACGCCGACGCTCAGAACGCGGTGCGGCTGGCCGATCTTGAGCAGCGCCTGCGCCTGCTGGGCGAAGACCCGGCCGGCGCACGAGGCAACCCCGACGCGATCGCGGCTTACCTCGACCGCAACGAGCCGAGGCTACTGTCGGCGGCGATGGACGAGATGATGGCGGCGCAGCGCGCGGCCGATGGCCTGCCCGAGTTCGACCACCTGCGCGACCGGGCGCGGATGGTTCTGCAGGACATGCAGGACGGCGACCGGACGCTGGCGCAGTACGAGGCCGACTTCGGCGCGCTGTCGCCTGTCATGCGGCGCGCTGTCGAGAGCGCGCAGAAGGAAACCGATGCAACCACCACCCCCCAAGCCCCGAGCCCTGAAGCAGCAGCGCCAGCGCGAGGCGCAGGAGACGCGCCGGCCCCCGCCGCTGTACCCGAGCCCGGACGAGCCGGCGCCGATGTTCAAGCCGCTGGGCTGACGCCGGGCGCCAAGGCCGAGGCGGTGGCCGCGCAGGCCCGCATGGCCGATGTGCAGGCCGCGCACCCGGATCTGCAGGTGATGCTCGACGGCATGGACAAGCCGATGCCACTGGCCGACTTCCTGGCCGCGGTGAAGGCCGAGGCCGACGAGATGGAGGCCGACGCCCCGCTGATGCAGGTGGCCGCGCAGTGTGCGCTGCTCAACGGTTCGTGACTTCGGCGATCCAGACGGCCAGCGCGACGAACCCGACCACGCCGACCAGCGCGCCCATGATCGACAGGTACTCGCGCAGCGCGGTCAGGGCCCGGCGCCAGTCTCCCGAGCCGCCCCACACCATCAGCGGGATGATCGAGATCATGCCGGCCATGACGCCGAGAAACATCAGCCACTGCTGCCACGTCCACATAGGGGCCGAAGTATGAACCCGAAATGCCGCACCCAGCTCAACAACGCCCGCACCGCGGCCGGCGGGCGTCCCCTCACCGATGCACAAGCGGCCAACATCGAGGCCCGGCTGTCGGCCACGATGCGCCGGCTGGCCCGGCAAGACCCGCAGCAGTGGATGGCCATGCCGCCCGATCAGCGCATGCTGCTGGCCGCCCAGCAAGCCGCGGGCGACATCGCAGCCGAGGCCGCGCGCAAGGTGGCCAACGCCCAGCGTCAGGTACTGAAGACTGCCGAGCTTGAAACCCGCCTGCCGCAGTCCGGCAAGACCGGCCGCACGGCGCAACTGGTGCACGACTTCGAGCGTACGAACGCCTACGTCGACGGGGTGAAGCGCGACAACGTGCGCGGGCTCATGGATCTGATCGAGGCAGCCGACGATCGGCAAGGCGCCAGCGTGGGGCGGCAAGCGTTGATGATCTTGTTCGACGCCCAAAACCCGGTGATGACCCGCGACCTGGCGCTGGAGGTGTTCGCCAACGGCAAGGCCGGCACCGGCAACGCTTCGGCAAAGGCTGGCGCCGAGGCGTGGCTCAAGGTCACCGAGGCGATGCGCCAGCGGTTCAACGCGGCCGGCGGTGACGTGGGCCGGCTGGATTACGGCTACCTGCCGCAGGCGCACGACTCGCTGCGGGTGCTGGCCAAGGGGCAGGATGCATGGGCCGCTGACGTGCTGCCGCTGCTGGACCGCTCGCGCTACATCAAGGAGGACGGCGCCCGGATGACCGACGCCGAGACCCTGGCCGCGCTGCGTGGCGCGTGGGAGACGATCAGCAGCGACGGAGCAAACAAGTCAGCGCCGGGCGCATTCAAGGGCGGCGGGGCCCGGGCGAACCGCGGCGCCGAGTCGCGCGAGATCCATTTCAAGGACGGCGCGGCGTACCTGGCCTATCAGCAGCAGTTCGGCACCGGCTCGATGTACGACGCGATGATCGGCCACATCGGCGGGCTGGCGCGCGACATCGGCCTGGTCGAGCGGTACGGGCCCAATCCCGAGGCGCAGATGCGGGTGCAGTTCGACGTGGCCGACCGCACAGACGGCGCCAATACCCGCGTCTTCGGCAACAAGGCCGACGCCTACTGGCGGCTGCTGAACGGCGCGGCCGGCACGCCCGAGTCCGCCCGGGTGGCGCAGGTCGGCCAGCACATCCGCAACATCGAGACCTTCGGCAAGTTGCAGGGCGCGGTGCTGTCGTCGATCACCGACATGGGCACCTACTTCGTCACAGCCGGGTTCAACAACCTGAGCTATTTCGACGCGGCGCGCAACATCGGCGGCGGCAAGTCGGCGCGGGAGTTTATGAACGAGCACGGCCTGATCGCCGAGTCGATGATCTCCGACCTGAACCGCTGGGCCGGCGAGAACGTGGCGCAGTCGTGGTCAGGCCGGATCGCGGCGGCCACCATGCGGCTGTCGCTGATGAACGCCTGGACCGACACCCTGCGCCGCGGCTTCCAGATGACCCACATGCAGGCGCTGGGCAAGATGCGGGCGACCGACTGGGGCAACCTGGCCGAGTACGACCGCTGGCGCATGGGTCAGCACGGCATCACGGCCGACGATTGGGGTGTGCTGCAATCGGCCCAGCCGGTGCAGCACAACGGGCGCGACTTCATCACCCCGGACGCGATCTACGCCACCGGCAACCCGCGGGCCGGCGAGGTGGTGGCCAAGTACCTGGGGATGATCTCCGACGAGTCCGAGGTGGCGGTGCTCAATCCCGACATGGCCACCCGGGCGCTGAGCACGGCCGGGGCAAGCCGGGCCGGGACGATCGACGGCGAGCTGTGGCGCGCGGTGATGCAGTTCAAGAGCTTCCCGATTGCGATGATTTCGCGGCACTGGCGGCGCACGCTGGAGACGCCGCAGGGCATGGAGGGCGCACCGATGATGGCCAACCGCCTGGCCTACTCTGGGGCGCTGATGGTCAGCCTGACCGCGCTCGGGGCCGTGGCCTTCCAGTCCAAGCAGCTGGTGAGCGGCAAGGATCCGGTCGACATGACGACGCCGAAGTTCTGGACGCGGGCATTCGCGCAGGGCGGTGGCATGGGCTTCATGGGCGACATCCTGCTGGGCGACACGACCGGCGACCGCAGCCCGCTGGACAGCTTCAGCAAGCTGCTGCTGGGCCCGTCGTTCGGCAGCGCGGCCGACCTGTACGAGCTGACCAAGGGCAACGTCGACGAGAAGCTGGCCGGCAAGGACACGCACGCGGGGGCCGAGGCGATGCGCTTCGCTCGCGGGCACCTGCCGCTGGTCAATCTCTGGTATGCGAAGACCGCGCTCGACCACGCAGGCCTGCACGCGCTGCAGGAGAACCTGAGCCCGGGCTACCTGGCGCGGGTGCAGTCGAAGGCGCGCAAGGATTGGGGCCAGGACTATTGGTGGAAGCCTGGCGCCGGCGGCCCTGAGCGCGCCCCGTCGTTTGCCGAGATGGCCGGCCCCTAGCGGAAACCGTTCCTCCCTGGCGGCCTGACCATGCCGCGGCAACCCGAGGCCGCCGCATGACCGTTGAATCGACCAACCGCCGCAGACAGTACGACACCAACGGCACCACCGGCCCTTGGACTGTGCCGTTTTACTTCCTGGCCAATGCCGACCTGGAGGTGATCCACACCGACGCGGCCGGGGTCGAAACCACGCTCACGCTGACGACGCACTACAGCGTGACGGGCGCGGGCGTGCCGGCCGGCGGCGCCGTTACCACCGTGGCCAGCTACGCCAGCGGCGGCACCATCACGGTGTTGCGCAGCGTGGCCATCCTGCAGGAAACGGACTACGTCGAGACCGACGCATTCCCCGCGGCTGCGCATGAGACGGCGCTCGATCGGCTGACGATGATCGCGCAGCAGCAGGGCGAAGCGCTGGACCGGACGCTGACGTTCCCGGCATCGGATGAGATCAGCGGCACGCTTCCGCCGGCCGCGACCCGGGCGAACAAGCTCTTGGCCTTCGACGCAGCCGGGGCGCCAGAAGAATCTCCGTTCACCGTCACCCAGGTGTCCAGCGCGATCGCAGCGGCCTATTCGGGCATGGGCACGGCTGATGCTGCGACGTTCATCGCTGCAGGAGTCGGCGCAAAACCCCGCACGGTGCAGGACAGGGAGCGCGAGTTTGTATGGGTGACCGACTACGACGGTTGCGACCCAACCGGCGCCACCTTCAGCACTGCGGCCATCAATTCAGCAATGGCCACTGGCAAACTGGTCAGACTTCCTTATGGGCACTTCAAGTACAGCGGCAACCTGAATCTGACAGAAGGCGGCCTGATCGGTGAAGGCTTCGGCATCGGCGGCGCTGGCGCGCAGTTCACTTTGTTGGAGTTCTTCAACCAAACTGACACAACAAAGGGCGCGATCTACACGCGCACCGCAACGCAGAAAAGCAATTTTCCGCGCCTGGAGAACCTCTACATCCAGGCGTCTTCGTGGCACGGTGTCACCGGGTGCCTGGGCTACGGGCTGGACATCGAAGCCCCGCTTATCTGCGAGCGGGTTGTTGTGTCGGGGTTCAAGAAGTCGGGCGTATTCCTGCACCAGAACGCGGCAGGCAGTGGCGGGCCTTACGGGTCGCTGCTGCGCAACGTGCGGGCGCTGACGAACGGGCAGCACGGGATTCTGGTCGGCTCTGGCGCCAATGCATTTTCTATCGAGTCGTGTGATGGGAAGTGGAACGGGGCGCCATCGTTCGGCGTGGCCCCCACCGTGGCCGGATCCTACGATGGATTGCACATAGAGAACACGGCTGACGGTGGCGGATATGCGGCCTTCATCCCTACGTCAATCGTCATCTCTGGCGGGGACTTCTCATACAACTCCGCTTACGGCATCAACATAGTTGACTGCAACGGTGGCGACATGGGCGGGGCCTACGCAGAGGGCAACTTGTCGGCATCGCTGAAGCAGCACCGGACGGGTGCAGGCTGCAACCGTGGCCGGTACGATTTCGGCCTGGCCATTGCCGGCGCTGGCGGGCTGGTTGACATTGACACGGTTGATACTGCACTGGCACAGACTGCCGAAATCCTGTGCAACGGATACCGCTACGGCGGCGCGTCGAACGTGGCGCAGACGCTGGCGTATGACAAGAGCCTGTCCACGTCTGACGGTCGCACGCGGCAGCTTTATTTCGGGTCGGACAGCGTTGGCGCGACAAACTCGACGGTGATGCAGGCGCACACGGACGGCAACGCCTACTACTACGGCAACGGCACGGGCCGGCACATTTTCAGCAACGGCCTCAAGGTCGGCAACATCGCGCAATCCGATGTCGCGGTGCTGGACTGGTACGAGGAAGGCACGTTCGTCCCCGCAATCGTAGGCACATCGCTTGCCGGCGTTGGCACCTACAGCCCAACTCCGACCGGCACATACACCCGGATCGGAAACCGCGTTTTCTTTGACATTGACATCACGTGGTCGGGCCACACCGGCACCGGGAACATGACAATCACCGCGCTTCCATTCTCTGCGGTGGGTGTCGCGGTCACCTCGCTGACCTACACAAATCTGGCGGTCGGCGCAGGTAAGACGATGGGCGCGCAGATCGTCGGAACTACGCTCACGCTGTACTCACAAGACCCTGCGGGCGGCGCGGTGGCAGCGGTGGCGATGGACACGGCGGCGGCGATTGTCTTGTCTGGTGTGTACCGGGTTTGACCATGCCGACCCGCACTGAGCTGACCACCGACCAGCGCGTTCGCGTGCTCGAAGCCGGGCACCGCGTGCTGACCGAGCAAACCGTCGAGCTGGCCGCCGCGATGGCCGAGGGCAAGGAGTGCATGAGCGACATCATCACGGCCAGCGTTCAGGCGGCATTGCCTCGCACGTTGCCAACGCCCGAGCAATTGCAATGGGTCGATGCCGCGATCAAGCGCGAGGCGCAGAGCTACGCATTCAGGCAGGCGGTGATTGAGAAGACCACCACGGCTCTTGTGTGGGCGGTCATCGTCGGCCTGTCGGCTGCGGTCTGGACGGTGGTCAAAGAATACGCATTGGCGCACGGGTGGAAGCCGTGACCCAACGCGCCGGCCTGCTGGCCATGTCCTGCCTGATCCTGGCCTTCTGCCTAGGCGCCGAGCTGGCCGTGCTGTTCATCGGCTACCCGCCCGGCGTGCCCGAGGTCATCGTCGGGCGCGTGCTGGGCACGCTGGACGCGGCGGCCATGCTGGTGCTGTCCTACCACTACGGCAGCAGCGCGGGCAGCGCGCGGAAGTCTGAACTCATGGCGCACGGCGGGTCTGAAGCGGCCTAGATTGCGGGAGCGATTGCGGGAGTTGCGGGAGCGATTGCCAAAAAAGCTATATAAATCAATGGCGGAGAGGGCGGGATTCGAACCCGCGGGGGGCTGTTAACCCCACCTCGGAATGAGCACTGGCGCGGGCTAGCCGCTGATTGCTCCCGCATCGGACATGCGTTCAGGCACAAAAAAGCCCCTTGGAAGGGGCCTTGATGCGGGAGCGGTTTTCACCGCACCGGAGTCAGCCGCTCGCCCTGCACATAGTGCTGCCGCGTCACGCTCAGCGAGCTGTGCTGCAGCAGCGTCGAAGCATCGCCCAGCGACCCGGCAAGCTGGCCCGCGCGCTTGCGCATGTCCCGCAGCCACAACGCAGCAACGGCCGGGCACTCAATAGCCGCAGCAGCGCGGGCTTTGGTGAACCTGTCGGCCAGCATGCGATAGGTAACAGGGCGCCGGCCAGCCGCCAGCAGAAAGACGTGCTCGGGCTCTTTCATGGCGCGGCGCCGGTCGATGATCGGCTGCAGCACCTGCGACGCAGAGAGGTCGAACTCGGCGCGCTTGCCGGTCTTGCCAGTCTTCACCACCAGGCGCCCGCCGCGCACGTCCGACAGCCGCAGGCCAAGCACGTCGGTAACGCGCAGGCCGGTCGCTGTGGCGATGTCCAGGGCATCGCGCAGGGTCTGGTCGGCGTGATTGTGCAGGGCCGCGAAGGCATCGTCTGCCACGTCAATCTGCCGCGTGCCTGTCGGGCCTTTCCAGCCCGAACGCTGCATGTCTGCCGCAGGCCAGGGCCGTTCGGTCATGCCCTCAAGGCGAGCCCAGCCCCAGATGACCGACAGAAGCTGCATCTCCTGCTTGGCGCGACCCTTCGCGCTGCGGGCGTCGATGTAAGCCTTGAGCGTCGGCATGCGGATGTCCTCCCACCTGGCGCCACCAAACGGCCCGCGGATCGCACGCAGGCACTTGAGGTAGCCGGCGATCGTCTCGGGGCTGCGTGGTCGACCATCGGGGCGGGCCTTGATGCCGCGATCCTCCCAGGCCCTGAACGCTTCTTCCAGCGTGCCGGCAATCCTGGGCGCGTCGAGGTGAACCTCTGCCCAGCGGCGCAACGCTTCCCCGCGGTCATTTCCTAGCGGAATGTCAGGCTTGCCGGTGCCGCGCATGTCATACCACCAGCTTGTCCAAACCTGTCCAGCCTTGCCGCGCTTCACGCTCACGCGGAGCTTCGGGTACTTGGCGGGCTTGGGCATGTCAGCGAACCAACGAGAAATCAACGCCAGAGGGTGCGCGCGACTTCGGCAGCAGTTCGTGCGCTTGCGCAACCTGGCGCGACACGCGGATCGCGCGGCCGAGGAAAACGAACGGAACGCCCAGCTTCGCCAGCACTGCGGCTTGCGAGACTACGCGGCTTTTGCCGGTGATCGCGGCCAGCTCTGCGGGGCTGAGTTCGTCGGCCATGCTCAGACCGCCGCGGCGTCCGCTTCGTCCCGCGTCGAGTAGCCGTCCTGGCGCTGGCACAGCGTGCGCTTGCTCTGCGCCTTCGGCCATCCATCGCGCAGCAGATCGTGCAACCGCGTCAGGCCGGCAGCATCGGCGACAGTCTCGCCGTCAACCTCGGCCGCCCATTGGTCACTGCGGTGGTGCGGATCGCGCATCAGCCGCATGATGACCGTGTGCCCGTTGATGCAGCCGCCCAGCCAGTCGCCGTGAAGCGGCGCAGTCGGCGGGTAGGCCGGCGTAGGGCCTGCGATGCTGGCGGCCTCGCGCGCACGCTGTCGGCGCTGGTGGGCGCCTGGCGTGGCGTTGTAGCGGCGCCAGCGGTTCGGAGTTTGCAAGGTGTGCATATCGACTAGTTAGCCGGCACCAACAGCCCCGCGCGCCAAAGCCCGCGCATCCTCCAGCGCGTTGTGCGGAATGGCAGAGGTGGTCGATGTGTCTGGCAGATCGCGGCGCACTTCAAAGGTCATGCGGTCAGGCCCGATTCGGTCGCCTGGCCGGTACTCCAAGAAGTTGCAGAAGTGCGAGATGTCGCCCGGCCAGTCCGAGACGATATGCACGCTGTCGAACCCGCAAAGAAACCCGTCAAGCGATGCGCGTAGGTCCGTGTCGCGCTGCGGCTCTTGGTTCAGGTGCGGCATCACATGCTCGCCAACCCACCAGCCGGGGTCATCGCAGTAGCGCACGCCGTACCACTCGCGGCCGTCCTCAGCCACCAGCGCCAGAGAAATGAGCGCACCCTTGTACTCGTTGAATTCGGTGTCTATCCACAGTTTCACGTTTGCATCCTTCGGTTGTTCGCTGGCATGGGTCGGGCGCCGGCTAACCCGTCGCTGCACCGGACCTGCTTACGCAGGCCGGTGAGCTTTTGCGTTGGGCGTCTCGTTCCAGCCCAGCGCCGCAAGCACGCAGCCTTCGGTGGCGCAGTAAACACCGCGCCCGTGGAGGAAGGCGCTGCCCATGTAAACGTTGCGCTGACAGTTCCCGCACACACCCATAAGGGCGGGAGCCGCAGGTGGCAACGACTCGGCAAGGCGAAGCCGGTCGATGGCGGCCAGGATGGGGTGCCGCTCAAGCTGGCCGTCACTCATCGCGGCTGTCCTCATAGGCCCGCGCCCGATCTTCGGGCGGCAAGTCAAAGAAGTTGTCCACGCCGCCGCGCTCTGCCGCATCGCGCATGCGCTCGGCTCGCTCGTCGGCGGGTCGGTTCCAGAATCCGTTGTTGCTGTCGTTGTTCATCGCGTCCCTCATTCGTTGCATCTAAAACCAGCCGCCCAACACGCCGCTCAACCCGGACCCGCGCAAGGCGCGGGCCGGTTAGCGGCAACGTTAGGGCGCACCACGCTTCGCCAGCCGTTGCCGCCTGCGAGCAATCTTTGCGGCAGCTTCCTTTACTTCGGCGTGGTCGTCAGGGTGCGCAAAGATTCCGCGCACCTCGACCGCCTCGGTGTCTGCCTTGCGCTGGCGAAACTCGCGCTGGCGCTCTGCGTTGGTCTTGGCTGCGTTCATGTGCGTGGCTCTTCGCCGCAGTCATGCACAACTGGCGTTTTCCACGTTGGCAGGGGTGGCTCGGCCAGCATGCGGGAAACGTCCCGTGCAATCGCGCGTTCGCTCTGTGCGCCGGTTTCTTGCACCTCCGCGCAGTAACGACGAACCCCATAAATCGCATGGCTTTGCATCGCCAGCTCCATCACGCACCGCAAGGCCGCGTCGCGGTCGGCTACCACGCCAAAACTGGCCTTGCTGATGTACTGCCGCAGTCGTGAAAAGTTGTCCATCGTGTTCTCGCAAAGGGCTTTCGCCCTTGGGTTAGAGGCCGTAGTCAGTGACTACGCCGTTGATGATGATGGTGTAACCGGGGCGCTTTGCGCGCCACTCGGTCACGCTGAAGGAAGACATACGGCGGGGAGCGCCGTTGTTGAAACGGACGATGAGGTGAAGGCCCTTGTTTTCGACGGTGATGGTGTTCATGTGTTTGCTCCGGGTGGTGTGTTGCGATGAATGAACTATAGCACCGTTACGCGTAACGTAGAGGGTCTAGCAGGTCTTTTCTGTGTCTTTACAATTGCGCGTCACTGCACCAACGCCCTAACAGGGCGCTCGAACGGACTGCCTACGGCAGCCGTTCAGCTACGTCGTTAGGCCCCAAGCACGTCGGGCGCCATCTTCTTGCCGAGCGTCACTTCGGTAACCGTGAAGCACCCTCTAGCTTGGTCGTCGCGCGTCACAAAGAGCGAATCGAAGTCGCTGCTTCGCGGGGCCGGTTGCCAGCGCGCCCAGCGGTGCTTGATGCTGTGCGCGAAGTCGCCGCATCCCTGGCCGCAGCCGTGCTCCAGCGCGGCGCGGGCCTCGGCCAGCGTTACATGACCGCGCACGTATTCAACGTCGCTGTCGTCATCCCAGTAAATTGCGATGTACTCGCCGGGCTTCTCTTTCATGCTTGCTCCTGTGCCTTCGTTCAACATGGGGCCTAACCTGTCGTTCGAGGCGACCCTTCGGGCGCCTCAACTTCGACGTTATGCATCGCAAGCACCTCAAGCGCATGCATGCCCAAGAATTCAGAGTACGCGGGCGGTATCGCGTTGTTCGTGTCGCCGGTCGCGCCGCGCTTTCTTGAGGCCCCGCCCATGCTCGGCATCCAGGGCGTGCCCTGCGCCTCGCGCAACTTGTCGGCGGTGCGGCCAGGTCCGTGCCACGGGTCGTAAATGTCGCGGTGGTCACACGGCGGCATCAGCAGAGGCAGCTCAAAGCTCGCCTCAAAAAAGCGGTGCTTCGCAATCCGCAGCCCGAACATCGAGCCGCAGAGCATCAGGCTTTCACGCAGCGGGCTACCCGCCACGTTCTCCATGATCCACAGGCCGCCCCAGGCTTGCAGCTTTTCCCGCATCGGGGCCACAAGGTCGCGGTGCGCCGCGCTGTTCTTGTGCATGCGCTGCATCTCGCTGTAGGCCTGGCATGGCGGCGAAGCCCACACCAAGTCGAACCCCGACAGGTCGGCGTCCAGCGCGTCACCCTGGCGGAACGCAAACGGGTAATAGGGCTGCTTGTTTATGTCCATGCCCTCCACCTCAAAGCCTGCGCGGTGTAGCCCCATGCCTGCGCCTCCAGCGCCACAAAACAAATCCAGGCAACGTATGGCGCGGCTATGCATAACAGGTCGCTCAACCGGACCCGGCAAGGCGGGCGGCAGGGTTGCATCTTCAAAGTTCATCACGCGCCTTTCCGGGCCGGTTAGCTATCACGTTGGGCGTCTTGAGGTTGCCCAGGCGCCGCAGTGATCCGCATGGCCGCGAGTATTCGCCGGGCTTGCTTGTCTCGCTGGCTTCGTAGTGGCTGCGGTGCCGTGTCCAAGTGTTTTCCAGCCACCAGCGGCTGGCCGGGCGGTCAATGTTGGCGCTACACACGGCGCACAGTGGCGAGCCGTCAACGCGGAAGTGAAGGGTGATGTCACTCATCGTCGTCCTCCGGCGCCGCGTCTTCCGCGTCAAAAATCTCGCCACAAGCGGCGCACCGCTCTAGGCCCTCGTCGCTCTGGCCGTAGTCAAAGCCGTCGTCATACTGGTAGTGCGTTTTGCATCCGCACTTGGGGCATGCCATGTCTGTTTGCTCCTAAATTCCAGCCGTCCAACTGTGTGCTCAACCGGACCCGTGGCGGCAGCGGTTCGCCCCGTTTGGTTCAGCGCGCGGGTCCGGTTAGCACGGCGTTAGAGCGCTCGCACTGCATCGGCCAGTTTGCAGGCCAGCAGCCGCACAGACTCGTCGGCGCGGGCATATGCGCGGGCAAACTGTCGATGCCCGATGTGTGATGCGACAGCCAGCTCATCGAAAGCCGCCAGGGGTTTACGCTGCGCCAGATCGGCCGCGACGGTATAGATCGCGCCAACATGGGCGTGCCGTGGCCGGGCCTGTTGCCACGCACTCCAAGCTATTGCGGCGGTCGATTCGATGTAGCCGCCGTCCGCTTCCATCCTCGCCAGCTTTGCTGGGTGGTAAGACCGGCACCACCACGACTCGAAATCCTCGCGCTCCGGGTGGGGCGCTCTAACCCCTCGCTGAACCGGAACCCCAACAGCGGGCCGGTTGTCTGCTGTGCTCGGTGTGTTTTCGTCTGTCATTTGTGTTCCCGCTGTAGGGTTCCGGTTAGCTCAAACGTTAGCCGGCTGCCTGTTTCTCAGCATTCCTAGCGCGCTGAATCGGCCGGATGTCACCCCACCAGACAGCGATAGACAGCGCAAGCCATGAGGCAGCCGCCACGGCTGGGAAAACGCTGCCGCTGATGTATCCAGTGGCAGACCAGACCGCGCTATTCACGGTCCACGCCAGGAAGTACATCGTTGAAATCACTTCTCTGTCCATCACTGTCCTTTCGTGCCTGCGCTCAACACGCCGGCTAACACTTCGCTGAACCTTCGCTCCGCTTCGCTGCGCCGGACACGCCTACGGCGTGCCGGGTTAGCTCAACCGTTAGGCCCGTTCACTCGCGGCCAGCATGTCGCAGTCGTTCAGCAGCGCAAGCACAGCCGCTACGGTAAGCCAGTGGTTTCCGTTCTCCTGCATGTTTTCCAGCCGCGCAACGAACATACCGCGCGACGACCGCTCGGCCTCGGCGTTGGCTTTCAGTTCCGCAATCTCGTCAGAATCTGCCTCAATTCGGCACGCGGCCTGTTGGGCGCGGCTCACAAACTGCCGTAGCGTCATCGGGTCCGGGCTCTCTGGCATCGGCATGCGTAGCACGCCCAAAAGCATCACATCGCTCATATAGTTTCCTTTGTTCGTCAACTTCTTCGCGCCCCGGCCGCATGGCCTAACAGGGCGCTGCACCGGAACCCTTCCGGCGTGCCGCCTACAGGGTCCGGTGAGCTTCGTCGTTAGGCCCGTACAGCGCCCGCAGGTCGTTGAATTTGTCCAGCGCCGCCGCGTGCGCCGGGCCAATCGGTATCGAGGTGATGCCGGCTGTTTTGGCGGTCTCGCACGTCTCGCGCCATGAGGCATCGGCCAGCGCGAAGTAGCTGGCCAGGTCGGCGCGCATGCGCTCAACATCGCCCAGCAGCACGGCCCGATGCGGGACACTGTGCGGGTAAGCCACATCGAAGCTGGCCGCACTCTCCAGCGCATCGCGCTCACTTGCGCATAGCGTGGCGAGGCCGCTCTTTGTCACCGCATACCAGCGCGCTTCTGCGGCACGGCCTAACCCATCGGTCAACCGGACCTTTGCCGGCGTGCTTTCTGTGGTCATTTCGCCTCCGTTGCCGGCAAAGGCCGGTTAGCTTGGTCGTTGGGCGTCAAACCACCACCCCCCGCATACAACTCCGCCATCGCGCCAACGTGCGACAGCAGCTGCTTGCAGATCAGTTGGTACTGCGACTCGGTGTAGAGCTGCGCCCGCTTGTCCGTCGCTGCTGGCCTGACGTGCAGTTGCTCGGCCAGGAAGGCGCCGCTGATCGTGAAGCAGAGCCGGCCGCAGATTGCGCCGAGGGTGAGGGTTGCGGGCTCGGCGGTGGCCGGAATGCTGGCGGATTCATTGGTAGTCATGTCGATCCTCAGAATGGAACGTCTGAATCAGGGATTCCGGCCAGCGCTGCCATCTGCTTGACGGTCTGCGCGCGCGCGACGGCCTTCTCTGCATCGCCAGGCCGCGCCGGCTTCACGTCGGCATCGAGGTCGCTGTCGGGCATGTCGTCGAAGCCGGTGCCCGACACGACGCGCGCGGTTGGGAAGGCGGCCTTGGCCGCCAGCACGGTGGCGTCCAGCACAGCCGGCCCGGCCTTGCGAATCTCGATGCTGCTGAACCCTGGCGCCGGTCCATTGGTGAACTGCGCGCCGGTCTTGTCCTGGTAGATGACGTGGTTCTCGCCGCCGTCGATGGGCTCGCCAAGAGCGGCCAGCAGGGGCGGGATGAACAGGTGCTCGGCGCAGCCGGTGCGCTGCTTCTTGTCGTCCAGTGCCGTGGCGCCGCGGCACGTCCACTCGCCGCGCGCCAGGTCGGGCGTGGAGTTGGCGCACGTCCTGCAGTTCACCTCGGGCACTTCGGCGCCGTGGCACACCTCGTAGAACCGGCACCACTTGCACTCGAAGTAGGCCGGGTCCGTGCTGATACCCAGCGGCGGCGCGGCGGCGGTGATGATGCGCTCGGCCCGCGCGAGGATCGCCTCGCCCGCGGCCTTGTCGTGCTCGATGCGCTCAAGGTGCAGCGCGTCGGTGTTCTTGTTCACAGCGAAGTACAGCGCGCGGTCCAGGCCCATCAGGTGCATGTAGGTCTGCATCTGCGTCCAGTGCATCGGCTTGGCTGCGCGCACGCCCTTCTTGACCAGCTCGGCGAACAGCTTGTCGCTGTGGGTCTTGATCTCCAAGACATGCACAGCCTTCGGCGCTTCGGGCAGACCGGCCACCACACCATCGACAGACCCACCGAAGAAGCCGGCCACCGCGCTAACGCGGTACTGGCCGGTGCCGTCGTCGGCCCACACCTCGCAGCCGATCCCGCGCAATTCCTCGTAGACGCGCGGCTCCTCTCGCTTGCCGGTGTCGAACAAGCGCAGGATGCGCCCATCGAATTGCTCGGTCGACACCCAGCGGAACAACTGCCACAGGTAGCGGTCGCAGGCGTGGCCGATCACCGACGCGCCAAGGTGCGGGCGGTGGCCGTTGTCGGCCGTCTTCTCGCGCCAGCGCACAACGGCTTGCGCCGTCGTGTTGCTCGGTTGCGGGATCGCGGCCATGGTCAGGCTGTCGCCTTGCGCGCCCACGGGGGCGATGCGGCAGGTGTGGCCTGGGCGGCGGGCCGGGCGGGTGCTGCGTGCGCTGCAGCGGGCAGGGCGGCGCCGGCCGGCTCGAAACCGCTGATCTCGGCCTTGGCGGCGTAGTTGCCTTGCGCGGCGCGGATCTTGGTGCGGATGCGCACGACGCGCTGGAACAGCTGATCGCTGTCGTCGAGCTGGTTGATTCCGACCGACCGGCACAGCGCCGACAGCTGCGACTGTCCGATCTGCTCGGCCTGCTGGTTCGTGTGCTGGATGTTCAGGGTCGACCACACCTTGCGCTTGGCGAACGGCGCCGGGTCGATCACCGTGCACTCGATCTCCAGGCCGGTGCCGTTGCCCGACTTGAGCGGCTTGACATCGGCGTTCGTGATCTCGACGGTGTACAGGCCGGCCGGCAGCGGCTCGTTGTCGCGTGGGGCCTGGGGTTCGACGTTGGCGGCGTTGAAGCCGCCGGGGATGAATTGGGCGAGGGATGCCATGGTGGTTGGGGCTTTCGTGTTGGCCGGGTTCAGGCGGCGTGGAGTTGCGGTTGCTGGGCTTGCGAGAGTTGGGCGGCAAAGTCGCCCCAGGTCAGCGGGCAGTCATGCAAGCCAAAGCGGCTGCCCGATGGGTAAGCGGGGTGCGGGTCGAGGTACAACATGCGCTCGCCGGTCTTCACGGCCTTGTTCTCCTTGCCACCGAATCCGGCGTCGGTCTTCTTGAGGGCGATGCGGTGGGCAGCAAACCCCACGATGTCGACCCACTCGGAGCACAGCGCGGCCGCGCGGTCGTGCAGCTTCAGCACGTAGGCGTCGTAGCCTTCGTGGGTCGGCGACTCGATGCGCTTCTGCTTGACGTGGCAGATCAGCGTGATGGCCAGGCCGCGGTCGCGGCGCAGGGCTTCCAGGCCGTCCAGCAGCGTGCGCCACTCAGCCGCGGCGGCCACGTAGCCTTTCCCGTAGCCGGGCGTCTCCACGTTGTCCCACTTGTTCTGCGCGCAGACGTGGGCGTGCACCAGCGGCTCCAGCCAGTCGAGCGAGTCGATGAACACCGACTGGAAGTCGTGCGGCTCGTTCAGCAGCGTGCCGATCGCGCCGTACACGTCCGACAGCGTGCGGGCCAGCGGGAAGGCCTGCGCGTCGATGCCCGACATGCCGTCTTCGGTCAGGATGCCGATGGAGTGCGGCGCCATCGCGGCAAACGTGCTCTTGCCGATCTTTGGCTCGCCGGCGAGCAGGATCTTGGGCGCTTCGAGGCGGCGGGTGCGGTTGATGCTCTTGAGGTCGAACATGGTCTTCTCCTTCAGCCCAGCGCGCGCTGGTCGGGCTCGGCGGCGGGCACGTTTGCCCCGCCTTGCGTGTAGCGGTTCGGGTCTTCGATCACGATGTAGACCCGGCCGCCCGCGGTGTCGGCCAGCTCGTGGCTGGCCTGCGTGTTGGCCATCGTCATGACGGCCTTGACCCCATCCTTGAAGGTGACCGACTCGACGGCGGCAACGAACCGCGTGCGGTCGTCGGTGGCGATGATCTCGACGGCCTGGCGGATGGCGTGGGCCACCTGGTCGCGCACTTCGTCGATCACGTCCTTCTGCTTCTGCTCGGGCAGGCGCAGCCAGGGCTTGTCGAGTGAGCGAAGCTGCTTCATGGCGGCGGCCATGACCTCGCCGAGCATGAACTCGCGGGCCAGCTCGCGCGGGGTCTTGTCGATGGTGGCGGCGGTGTCCATCAGATGCCCACCTTCACGCTGACCTTGGCCGGCGCGATCGTGACCACGCGCGCCAGCTCGCCCCACAGATCCGGCCGCTCGCGCCGCAGGTACTTGCAGCCGGTGGCGTCGAGCGCGCGGGTGGTCTTCACCGGCACCAGTGCCTGGTCCCACTTCACCGTGATGTTGCGCAGCGTGTCGAGGTCGTCGCACTTGTAGGACATGCTGCCGGTCAGCGTGACCTTGTAGCCGCCGGCTTCCACCGTGGTGGAGCCTTCTTCCTTGGCCGGCGAAAGCGCGATGATGCGGTCCTCGGCTTCGATACGCTTCTTCTTGGCCGCGTCCTCGTCGCGTTTGGCGGCGATGTACCAGCTCACGGCGTCAGCCGGGGCGTTGGAGGTCGGGTTGATCTGAGAGAGAACGGCGCTCATGTGCGCTCCTTGCAGTTGTGGCCGCGTGCGGCCGGTGGTTGATTCGGTGTTCAGCCCAGCCAGAACCGGCGCCAGGCCAGGAACCAGCGGGCCAGGGTGCTGCACGGCACGATGCGCGGCATGGGCTTCATTTCGACGCAGGCCCGGCCTTGATTGCAGCGGCCGGTGCAGCAGGTATTGCGGTTGGTAGTCATTGCGGCACCTCGGCTGCGAGAGGGAACACAGCGACAGCCCAGGCGCCGAAGGTCAGCAGCGCAGCCGTTGCCAGCAATGCAAACTCGTTGGCTACGTGGCGCCAGTTGATGCGGCTCATTCCTCGCTCCCAATCTCGTCAAACAGCGCTTTGAGTGCGCCAGTCGTCACCAGCACGAACATCAGCAGCACAAGCGCGGGGACTGCCGCCAGCATGGCCAGGGCGCGGAAGGCGCGGCGGATCACGCGACCCCCTTGAACCACGAGGGCATCTCGTTCCTGAACCAGTCGAAGGCGTCTTGCTCGGGCATGCCGCCGATCAGATCCATGACGGCTTGGCGCACCTGGGCATCGGTCATGCTCAATTCAATGCCGATGGCGCGGGTTCCTGCATTGCCATGCGGGTGCATGGATTCGACCGACTGGCAAGCGATGTAAACAGGTTTCATGCTCATTCCTCCGCCAGAAAGCCAAGCGCGTCATTCATCAGCTCGCGGGCACGTTCCGGGTTGATCTGCCCATACCAGCCACACAGCGCTTTGCTTGCAGCGTCCAGTGCTTCGCGGGCTTCGACGATCTGGCCCAGCATGTATTCCGGGTCGAGCGTGTCTTGCAGCGGCTGAACGCGGGCCGGCTTGGCGTCTTGGTGGATCGCCTCGAAAGCAGCACGCCGCGAAACGTCGAGCGCTTGCGTCGCGGTTCCGAGCACTGCGCGTCT